GATAGATTGTAAGTAAGCAAATGATGCAGTTCCGTTTACTACAAGGTCACCACTAACAAGTGCTTGTGATGCAGTTAGAGTTGTAGTCGAAACATCTCCTGCAAGAACATCGCCCAAAAGGCGACCGATGAAACCCAAAACACCAGTTGCACTTACTACACCTGCATTTACACTTGATGGTGTAATAACTGAACCACTAATATTTTGGATTGTTTGTGCAGAACCACTCACCAAACCACTTGGTTTGTTTGTAATCAATGTCCAATCAGCAGAACCACTACCAGCCTCAAGAGCAGCGATTTGGTTATCAACCGTTGCAAACGATGATGATACTGATGATGTATATGCGTTGAATGTAGTTGTAGTTACAGCATCTTGAGCATTTAATGCAGTTTGTGCTACCAAAGCGTAAGACGCAGATGTAGCAGTATCTGCACTCGAAGCCTTTGTAGCATAAGATGATGATACAACAGCTATATCAGGTGTAATAAGACTTCCTGTACCATCAAGAAGTTTAGAACCACTAATCTGAACGAGTTGTTCGTAGGTGTCTTGTATTCTTTCGTTTGTTAGATTATATCCCATTGCTTATCCTCTTATTGTGGTAAGTATTTGTATCTTGAGTCAACGACTTTGACACCAAGTTTTTCCATTTGGTCAACATACCCAGTTCGTGTTACGAATGGTGACCTGAACTGGCTGCTTTGGTCAGGAACGATTTCCATACCTGTTTCAGTACCGAACTCTGGAAAACGAGTTTCATTATCAATAATCCACCCAACCATTCTTTCAGCATACCATTCAGCTTTGTTCTTTACTGAAGTTCTCTTCTTATCATAAGTATTGGAGTCTACTGCTTGAGCCTCTGTGCCACCTTGAGGAATCAACAATCCGTTGTTTCTTGGTCTCAACCAAATGGCTTCAAGTGCTTCGTAGTATGCCCAATACAATAATGTATCTTGTAAGTATTCATCCATCAAGGTTTTGTAGTAACCTGTGAGTGATGAAGAGTTTACATCCGAAATCATTTTTTGGTATAGTTTATATCCCAACATTCTTTGGATGTGAATATCTTGTGCTTCACGGACTGCGTTTTTCAACAATGAAGCATCAACTGCATCATTTAGGTCAGTAAAGTTTTTCAACTTGTTTTCTGATATGAATAAGGTTGTTGTCATTATTGAACTCCTTCCGCTTTAGTTTCTAATATTAAATCTTCTCCAGCTTCTGCTTCTACTGATGTTACTACATCGGTTTGTTCTTCACCATCAGCGAAGAGTTGGATTTGTTCTACACCCAATGTAGTGTCTATTCCGTTGATTTTGAAAATCCTTTCAAAAGTCTTCAAAATGTCTGACTGCATAGGGAATATAACTGTAGTCAAGAAGTGTTGGTAGGCGTCAAGTAACTCGCTTCTACCACCAAGTTGTCCTTCGGTCTTGATACCTAACAACATTGGAGAAGTGATTCGGTGACCAGTCAAAATCTTTTGAGTCACCATATCATTTACAGTTGTGTAATAACCATCAGCGCCATTTTGTGGGATTGGTACAATCTCTGGCATTTGGTCTCTATTTGCAACATCCATATACATCAAAGAACCAGCGTTGTCGGTTCCTGCGTATGCTGAACGGAGTGCTCTTTCAATAGCTTCTCTCTCCTCATCATTTGCATCAGTAAATGTTGTGATAGCAAGTGAAGGGGCTAGACCATTCTTTAAGTTATTGTTATGGAAGTTATCTACTTGTACATCCAACTCAATCGTTTTCAATGCACCCATATAATCTGGCAATGGGTAGTAATCCAAACCACTTGTATAAGGTTTGAAGTAAAGGAGTTGGGATGGTTCAGTTCTATTTCTTTGAGAGAACTTTGGTAGATAAGGAATATCTTTTTTGTAAGGAACTACTGAACGAGATTTAGACCAATCTTTCCAGATATAGTATCCTGGCACATCACCTCTCATATCCATCTTATGTGCTCTTACATAAGAGAAATCAACGTGATATACTTCAGCGATACTCGTTCTATCGTTAGACCAAATCAACTCAAGAGCAAATCCTCCATAGAGAACTCGGTCTAAAGCTACTTTGGTGAAGATGTCGTTCCAAGTTTCACCTTCTTTGTTGGCTACTTCTAATAGACCTTCATCAATACCTGTAAGTCCTTGACCTACAACTGCTTGATGTTTTGCGTTTACGCAAGTAGAGTGAACGGATGATTTATGGTAGAACTCAATAAGTTGAGTAGGGAACTTGTTATCAGTTCCAAAATATACAATATCACCTTTATCATCTTCAAATACCAAACCATCAGGATAATAGTATTCTCCGTATTTTGGTATGATTGTAAACTTATGTTTGTTTTTTTCCATATTCTTATCCGTTATAAACTACATAGGCTGCGCTTTCATTAGCAGAAGTATACATAGTCCTACTTATGCTCTCCGAAACGAACGCCGTTGTTGTCAATATACCGTTGCCAGTTACAGATGGTATGCCAGGTACTGATGACCAAGTATTACCCATCAAAGACCACTTTCGTGGTTCAGTTCCATAAACTGATATTGATACTACGGTTTCATCCCAATCGTAGTTCTCAAGTTCCCAGTTTACATCTTCTAAATCCCATACAGGTGAAATATCAGTTAATGAATAAACATTAACATCATAACTACCACCATTCAATGGGACTTGTGACTTATTTGTTCCTATAACATAGGAGCCAGTCACATCTACACCAAGAGTAAACCACTTATCGTGTTTACTACCCGTGCCTTGTGCAAAGAACTCATCTTGCGTAAATCTATCAGTAAACTTTATAACAAAAGAACTACCATTAGCGTATGAACCACTTGGTAGTATAGTTGCTGTATTAGATGAAGATGCAAATAGATAAATCATTCAGTTCCTTACTAAATAGTAATAAGAGGGAGTCCGAAGACCCCCTCTATTACATTATATAAATCTTAGCCTACGCTGATACCTGCTAGGACACCAGCCAACGAAGAACCCGAAAGTTCAGATGCTGGTTCTGGTTCTTGACCGCTAAAGGTCAATGTGTATCCGTTAAGGTCACCAAATGCAGTGCCACTCTGGCCTTGTCCACCACTCAAAGACAATCCACGAGTTTGTCCCAACAAGAAGAATACGCCAACACCATCTTCAGAACCGTTGTTTGTTTCAACAACCATTCTAATGTCTGGGTTTTTAGCGAGAACTCTTACTTGGTTACGAGTCGCTGATTGTAGTTTGTGGAAAGGTGCGTTTACGGTTTGTTCGTAAAAGATAGTTCCGTTTTCTACGTTTGATTGAATCGCTTCGGTGAAATCACCAGTTTGGCGAGTCAACTCAAACTTATAGAAAGTACCAGAACCACTTACTTGAGAAAGCAAACCGGTCGTGCCACTTGTTGAACTAATAGAGCCAGAGAGGATATAAATGTTCTTTAATCCACCGGTGTTGTCACGACAACCGAGGGTGAATCCTGATGCAATATCACAAGTACTCATATCTTTCTCCTTTTTATTTTATTCAACAATGATTAGGCTTGGTCGTTACTAACCCAGAACTCTGGATAAGCAATGTTCATACCCATTTTGGTCACTACGCGGTGCTTCAACTTGTCATCATTGATATCATACCAAAGTTGGAAGTTAGAAACATCAGACAACAAATCAGTACCAACTACGATGTGCTTGGCAGGGCCGAGAACCATACGGTTAGAACCTTGAAGACCGATTGTACCAACGATAGTTACGTTTGGAGTAAACGGATGACGCATTGCCATAAAGTTAGAACGATTCTCAACTGCAGCTGGGTCGTAGTGATAGTTGTTTTCGTTACGCAACCAAGTGATATACTTGCGGAAGTTAGTGATTGACATAAATACAGTCAAATCTTCTCTATCTTGTACATCAGCAGACAAGTTTTCCAACATTACATCTACATTGTCACCAATGTTAGTAGAAGTTGGAGCAGAACCTGTGATAGAAACTGGAACAACTACACCTGAAGTAGAACCAGAGATGATAGTTTTCAAACCATTTACACAGTCACCAGCGCCAGTAGTAGCACCCCAGATGAACTGGTCGTTTGCTTTTTGGAATCCTTTTACGATTTGGTCAGAGTACTCTTGAACCAAAGTGAAAGATTCGTTGTATGAACCACCTGGCTGCATAACACCCAAGTATTTCGTATCCAAGTCACGAAGACATAGACCATCGTGAGATGAACGCTGACAAACTTCGATATCGCGTTGTGCGAATGAAGCAGTGCCTGCTGTTGAAGTTACACAACCACGACCATCTACGATGTCAAGGTCTACTTCAAAAAGATTGATTGGTTCTTTGTACTTGATACCTTCTTTTACGGTAACGTACTCAATGGTAGAACCTTCCATGATAGCTTTTACGAACAACTCACCAGCGGTTTCGTTGTTGAAGTTAGCTAAGGTAGATACATCAAATGCCATAATAATACCTCTTTTTTATTAGTTTTTACCTGTTTTCAAAGCAATCATTCTCTCTACCAATGCTTGGTTACGAGAAGGAGCTTGCTCTGTTTTGAACTTGCTGGTCTTTCCAGCGATAGTTTTTTCAGCAGCCGGAGCTGATGCGAAACCCTCGAACTTGGCCTCTAAAGACGCCATACGCTCTTCGTATTTCTTCATCATTTCACCTACTGATTCTGATACTGCTTCTGCAACTGCAGCAACTACTTCTTCTGAAATAGCTTCTTCTACTACATCGGCAACTTCATCAGCAACCTCATCAATAACCTCTTCGGCTACTGCTTCGGCTGGAGACATCTCATCCGCATCTTCATGCTCTGCAAGTGCAGTCTCTACTGCTTCCTCTTCGGCAACTTCTGCTGGTTCTGACTCCTTGATAGCCTCAATCTTACCATCAGCCGTTACGATAGTGATACCACCCTCAAGAGCGTGTTCACCATCCGGTGCTGGTACTTGGCCATCAGCAGTCACAACAAAAATAGCAAGACCTTGTGCAAGCTCATCACCCTCGTATGCAAGGGTAAGTTCGCCGTCAGCTGTCTTTACTTCGCCAAAGGATTGTTCAGTAGATGGCGCATCAACAAGGTTGAAATGCTTTTTTACTAAATCTTTGATTGAACTCATAATCAAATCCTTTTTTTAGTTTGTTTAACAATCTGAACTTGAACGAACCCAATAACCTCATAGTCCTCCGCAGAGGGTGATATCTCGGTATTATGGCACTCGTTCGCCATTCCTTCTATATAACTATTGAAAATCAGCTCGTTCCGTTTTATTCAGTAGTTCATCTATAAAGAATCCCTCAACTGAAAAGCCCTTCACTAATCCTGACTTTACATAGTTCTCCCAAACTTCCTTGTTCTTCACTTTTACCATGCCGTACCAAGTTCCTTTAGGATAGCGTTCCCCATTAGAGTAAATCGTTGACTTGTCTCTTTCTGGGTCTGATATAATCCAACTTTCAACTACGAATACATCGCTCAAAGCAAGGTCTCCGTTGTGTTCAAGGTTGGTACTATCAGTATATTTGTTTTGCATATACTTGTATGCAATCTTTTGTATTGTATCTTCAGAGAAATACACAAAGTATTCTCCGTTCATCTCATCATAACGATAGATGAGTTTGTTTGGAATCATAAGTGGGCCTGCTACGATTTGTTGTTCTGCAAACTCTTGTTTACTGAACCCAGTTCCAATAGCATTTACACCCAATAGTCTACCAATGATAGATTCAGTATCTACTTGTGGTGTTTCTTGTACACCTGATGGTGATTGTACTACCATAGTTGAGTCAACCCATCTACCATCACTATTGAGAGAATATTTTACTTGCTCCCAATCGTGTCTGCAGTTCACACCACCTTTGTAGTTGAAAATATCGTATTGGTTTACACCACCTGGTCCAAAGCCAGTATTCACACCTGCGATAGACATATTGTTGATGTCTTCTTTACGGAATACCTTACCTTGGTTGGTGTAACGAGTCATAAGAACACGACAAAAGTCACGATTCTTATCATCTACTGGCCCATTGTACTTGTAACGGAACTTCGTTGTCGGTGTGTCTAAAAAACTTTCAGTTCTTCCAACACTGCGTTCAGCGCTTCCGCCTGTAATCTTTCCAAGGGGTCTTGCAAAGGTTTCTT